ATCGAGCAGATCGCCGACCAGGTCGCCGAAGGCCGGGTCGCGGATCAGCTCGCGCACCGCGTCGGCCAGCTCCACGGCGCGGGCCTCGTCGCCGGCCGCTTCCACCACGGGGGCCAGCCCGGCCACGGCCATGCGGCGGGTGCCCAGCACGCTGCGGTAGTGCCCGTCCCGCTCCTCGATCTCCTCGGCCAGGGTCAGGTAGTCGTAATGGTCGCCCTCGGCGGCGCGTTGCAGCAGGCTGGCCAGGCGCTGGGGCGTGAGCCCGCCGGCCACCGTCTCGGCCCACACCTGGCGCACGCCGGTGAGCTGGGGGGCGGCATGTTCCTGGCGCAGCGCGGCCAGCGTGACCGGGCGGCCGTAAGCGTCGAGCAGGCGGGGATTCTCAGGCATCGCGGCACTCCGGAAGTGTGGCCCCTGGGCCGCGGACGTGGTAGTGGCATGCCATGATTCGGGCACATGAGGTGGCAGACTGCCTGTATGACTTCGCCCGCTTCCTACGCGAGCAGCGCCAAGCAGTGGAGCCACCGGCGGCCATCGAGCACCACCTTGACGCCCTGCTCGCCGTCTGGGAAATCTTCGGCGACCTCACCGTCGACCATGCCGTGGGCCTGGCCGAGCCGGAGTTTTGGTGCCTGGAAGAGGCGCTCAAGCAGTATGTGACGTTCCTGGTCATTGCCGATCACCTGCGCTTTCCGCCGGACTTTCTGTCGGGGACGAGCAGCGGTTCGCTAGGCGGGCCGCTGCGCGCCTATATCGCTGAAAATCGCTGGCCCTTTCCCCAACAATTGCCCCATTGAGCCGTGTCCGCAGCTCGCACAGCACGTGCAGCGGCATTTCGCGGGCCACCTTGAAGGCGGCAGCGTGTTCGGCGTTCATCACCAGGCCCCCTTCCTCAGCCCAAAGCCCACATTGCCCGTCCGCACCGTTCGCTCGTGGGGATCGGCGTCGCGGTCCTGCCGCGTGACGCGGTGGCTCTCGTAGACGATGGCTTCCTGGCGGCTGGCGTAGTGGCCCAGGGCCAGGGCCACGCCGGCGTCGCCGTGGCGCTGGTTGCCCTTGCTGCCGCTGCGGGCCGTGTCGGGAATTTTTGCGATGCCCTTGTCCATGCGGAAGGCGCGGAGATCTTCCAGCACCTCGGCGTCCTTGGGCAGACTGATCTCGGCGTCCTGGAAGGCGGCGCGGAAGGGCGGCATCTGTTCGCGGTACCATTCGGTGCTGAGCATCACGGCCTCGACCTTTTCTCCGTAACGCTGCCGGGCCACCTCGGCCAGGTACTGGCCGTTGCCGCGGGCGTCCATCGCGCCGGCCATGAAGCGCGGCAGGCGGTCGCAGATGTAGAACAGCACCTGCTTTTGCTGCTCGAAGGGCACGTTGCGCAGCTCCACCAGGAACGGAAAATGCCGCGAGAGGTCCAGGGCTTCCTCGTAGGGGGCGATCACGGTCAGGTCGATGCTGCGGCCGAAGTCCTCGCCGAAGCCGTGGGCGCGGCGGATGTCGAGCTGTTCCAGCACGGGCAGCAGCTCCCGCTCGCACCAGTCGCGCACCTCCGCTTCGCGCAGGTGTTGCTCCCAGCGGGTGAAGTCATCGTCGAAGGCCAGGCGCAGCACCGGGTAGTCCGATTCCATGCGCGCCTCGATGAGGGCCCGTGACAGGTAGGCCCCGCCGCCGGCGCGGGGGATGCAGTGCAGCTCCTCGTCCGCGTCGTCGCCGTAGAGGTTCAGCATCTCGCCACGCCATTCGGCCTCGCCCGCGGGCGTCCACTCCCGGCCCAGGCGCAGGCAGATTCTTTGGTACAGGCCCTGGGCCAGAGCCTCGTCGAAAGTGATGCGGTGCAGGCCGTAGGGCTTTTTCCCGGCCCGCACATCCTGCACCAGCTCGTTGAAAAAATTGTCGTCGCCATTGTGGGTGCTGATGATGCGCACCTTACCGCCCCACATGAGCAGGGCCATCGCGGCCTTGATCAGCCCCGGCAGGTCGGGGTGGAAGGCCGCCTCGTCGATGATCACGATGCCCTGCTTGCCGCGCAGGTTGGCCGGGCGGCTGGAGAGGGCGGTGACCGTGTTTCCGGAGGCGAACTTGATGCGGTAGACCAGGATGTCCCGCCCCTCCAGGCCCTCTCCCTCGAACACGTCCTCCTGCATCGCGTCGGCGGCGAGCTGGTAGGCGCGCGCCCAAAAGGCGCAGTCGTCGATGAACTCCCGCGCCATGTCCTGGTTGTAGCCGATGTACCACACGTCATCCCCGGCCTGGGCGGCTGCATGCAGGGCGGCGTCGCTGGCCTCCCCCCAGCTCAGCCCCACCCGGCGCGACTTCTCGCAGACCTTCACGGGCGCACTATCCCCGATCCAGGATTTTTGGTAGGGAAGAAGGACGGGAGAAGTTTCCATAGACCAAGGAAGGGTCGGTGATGAGCGACAATCAGTCCGTGCTTTGCACGCGGTGCGCGGAGAGCGTACCTTATCCGCCCCGTGAGACATGCGCGGTTTGCAATGGGCCGCTGTGCCGCAGTTGCTACCTGAAAAAGCCGTTATGCCCGCACCCGCAATGCAGGCAAATGTTCAAGGCTGGAGAGACCCGGCGAGACTATCGCCCCTAACCCACCCCCAAAATCTCCCGCTTGATCGTTTCCACGGCCTCGTCGCTGAGGCCGCCTTTCTTGGCTACCTTGGCGGCCTTGTCCGCCGCTTCCTTCTTGGTCGTTTCGCGTACCTTCAAGATGCGGTCGGCCACGGTCTTGTCGGCGCCGGCCAGCTCGCGGATGGCCTTGGCCAGGAAGAAGATGTCGCCGGCCGAAGCCGCCTCTTCCCCATCGTCCAGGCTGCTGATGGTCTGAAAGGCCACGGTGCGCAGCATTTCCGACAGCAGCCGCCCCACGTCGCCCTCGGGTTCCTCGTCCAGGCGGGCAATCCACACCTTTGCCACGTCCTGGGCCTGGCGGTATTTCTCCAGCTGGGCGTTGGCGTTCTGCACGTAGCGCCCCACGGCGCTGCGGCTGACCTCGGCACCCAGGCCGCGCAGGGCGTCCACGATCTGGTCGATGGTGGCCCGCCCGTCCCGGATCAGGCGGTCCACTTCCTCGCGGATGCGCGGGTCCAGCTTGTCGATGCTCGACTTCTGCCCCATGCGCGCCCCTATGGGCTGGGGCGCTTGACGCCCGGTTGCACGGCCCGGCCCGCCGCCACGTCCAACCCGCGCGCCGTGGCCTTGGCGATCACCATGCCGCCCATCTCCCACATTTCGGCCAGGCCCTGCTCGGCCAACCAGGCCAGGTCGCTCCGCACCTGGTCGCTGCTGGGCAGGTGGCCGAAACCTTCCAGGGCCGAGCGCAGCAGATGCTCGTTGGCTTCATAGGCGGGGGACTCGGCCAGCAACAGCAGCAGGCTCAGGCGCCGGTCCTCGGCCACGTGTTCGGCAAAGGTGCTCATCGGTGCGGGTTACTCAGGAGATAATCGTTGATGCGGTCCACCGACTTGCGCAGTGCGTGAACCCCTTCGGCCATGCCGCTGATCAGGGCGTTCTGGGCGGCCAGGGAATCCCGGATGCCTTGCAGATCGCCGTGGGTGGGCAGGTATTCCACGTGGCCCTCCAGCTTGGTGATGCGCTCGGCATGGTTGTCCAGGCGCCCGTCCACCTCGCGCTCCAGCTTGACCAGACGCTCCTGGGTCACCCGCTGGCGGTTGCTGATATAAACGTAAAGGCCCACCGCTGCCGTGACGGTGAATTGGGCAATGTCCCAGCCCAAGCGCCAGGCGTCGAAATCCATGCCGGTCCCCACAGTAATTGCGCCATAGCGCACAACATCAGCCGATACGCTTGGCGGCCCGCAGGCGGCCGATGATGGCCAGCACGGCGCCGCCCGCCACCAGCAGCTGCTGCACGATGTCGCCAGTTGCCGCCGCGTCGAGCCGGTAGCCGATGCCCTCGGCCAGCACCGGGAGCAGACCGGTGAGGGCCTGGGCCAGCCAATCGGACGCGCCCATCAGGGCCACGCCCCACACGGTCCTGGACTGGATCAGCCCCTTGCGTTCGCCGGCGTCGTC